CGTTGTAGAGCCATTCATCAAGTGTAGCAGCTTCCCAAATTGGGTAGAAGTGTAGTCCGATGGCATTGCTGCTCGGAACGACGGCTCCCGATACGATGTTGTTTCCATAGAGTAGTGAGCCTGCGACAGGTTCACGGATCCCATCAATGTCAACAGGGGGTGCGCCAACAAAGGCGATAATAAAACAAATAGTGGCTGCCAGTAAGGTAGGGATCATCAAGATACCAAACCAGCCTACGTATAGACGATTGTTTGTAGAGGTAACCCAAGAGCAGAACTGCTCCCAGTTAGTCGTCTTCCCTCTCAGAGAAGTAATCGCTGTCATGAGTATGTATGTTGTGACAGTTGGCGCAGATTACCCTGCACTTATCTATCTCATCCATAATCTTTTGCCAACTGCGATTCGTATGATCACTCAAATTGAATGCCTTGTCTGCAGGGTCTAAGTGATCGAACGTTAAAGCCGCAGGATGAGCCTTGTATCCACAAAGCTCACACCCACGGTCCATCTTATATTTAGTTATGTATTCCCGCCGTTCGCGGTAACGTTTTGCCCAATACTCCTTCCGATCAGAAGTTGTACTTGGCTCCGACTTTGGTTCCGTAGCCATTGTCGTCATCACCAGTGATGAAGGAGACTTCGCCGTAGACAGACAGAGCGTCAGTCACAGCGTAGGAACCACCTGCTTTACCAGACAGTTCAACGTCACCGTCACCACTGTCAGGAGCCAGGAGAGCAGGGCCGCCCTGGACATACCAGTTGGCACCTTCAAAACCCACGTGAACGTCCGTAGCGGAGCCAGTGTAGTCAGAACCAACGAAGCCAGAGTTGGCTTCCACGTTCACGTAGGGACCTGCTTGTGCAGCACCAGCGGTGCCGAGCAGAAGACTTGCAATAATAAGAGATTTCATAATTAGTTCAGAGAATACCTGGAATGATTTGTCCAGTAGTGAGGTAGGTGCCGACTGCAATAACGAAGCCTAGCATAGCCAGGCGTCCGTTTAGCTTCTCAGCTTTTTCCCAATGGGTTTCGTAGAAGTCGTTCATACCTTGAGGTTAGAGCGTTCAAGTTTACGCATAACGTCCATGCGATATGCGTCATCATTATCATAGCGAGGATCCGACATGTCGCGGACAACCTCAGCCATGCTGCGGTAAGCCTGTCCAGTAGAGGACTGCTTACCAGTAACAAGGTCAGGGGTACGACCCACTGCGTCCTCGTACTGACCGACCAGTGCCTTTACAGCAAACCGGACGGCTGCTTCGTTGGCAGTGTTGATGACTTCATCGAAAGCTTCGATGTCAGCCTCAGGCAGGTTTTCACTTGCCCACTGCACAACGTCAGCGTAGCCTTGTTCGCCGCCAGCAATGTCTTTGATGTCAGAGATTGAGCTTTCAGGAAGGGTAGCCTCTGCATCATCGTAGCCTAGCTGGTTGCGAAGGCCACCAAGATAAGCATCAATAGTTTCGTCGGAGAAGCCAGCTTCATTGAGTTCGTCATACATCTCAGGAGTGAGAGTACCTTCGTTCTCATAGAAGTGATCGTTCATAGCCCACGGATCGATACCGTTTTCTGAGAACACATCAGCGAGGTTGTCACCGTATGCCTCAGCAACTGCGTCAAAGTTAACGTAGCCGTCATCATCGTAGCGTTCGTAATCGCCTTCCGTGGATTCTTCTACTTCTCCTTCTTCTTCTTCTACTTCTGCTTCTCCACTATCATCTTCATCCCCACGTCCGAGGCGCTGCTGGAGTTCCATGTAGGCTTTCTCCAGCTCTTCAGCGTTCTTATATTTACCAGCAAGAAGGTCTTCCTGCTCTTGGAGCATCTTCTCACCGACTTCAAGGCTGTCTTGCTCCTCGGCTTCGCGAGCTGCAATAGCTTCGGGATCGTCAGATGGATCGTAAGAAAGGTTAATAGCCATAGGTGCTAGCTAGGGGGTTGAGCGGGGGGTTGTTGTTGTTGTCCAAACATTGCTTGGGTTGCAGCTGCGATACCGTCAACCGCTTCAGGGTTCTTAGACGGATCCATGGCAGGAGCAGAAGCAAACTGACCAGCTTGCTGGACCAGGGATGCCTGCATCTGTTGCTGCATAGCCTCTTGCTTCTCACCTTGGATCTGTTCCATACCTTTGACAAGGTTGAGGATGTCGATGCCTTGAGAAGCAGCGAGACGTTTGATTGCCTCGTCAGGATTAATGTAACGCTGCAGAGCCTCAGGACCCATGGTCTGTGCAATGGTAGTCACAAACTGGATCAGGGACTCACGATCTTGACCACGGCCAAGAGCATTGATACCTGCAACAATGGTCGGATGTACCAGACCTTTGGGCAGGGAGGGAATCTGCTTGGATTTAGTCAGGTCCAACATCTTCCTGTTCAGATAGGGAATCAGGAACTCAACAGTCAGCAGACTAAACAGTCCACCAAGTTGTTGCTCCAGTTCCATCTGAGTCATGCGAACTTCTTCAGCAGTAGTCCGCTCACTCTGCCTCACGTTGAGGATAAGGAACGCCTCAGACAGACGCTTCTCCAGAGTGTTAGCCAGCTCGAATGCAGTACGGAAGTCCGCAGTCTTACCAACTTGGATCACACCGATGTCATCGGGGCGACCTTGAATGATAGCACCGTTACCAGCGTTAGCCAGAGAGGCAGGCTTGGTTACGGAGCTGGGTGAGACTGTGAAGATCACCTTGGCTGCTGCTGCACTGCCCTCAACGAGAGCTTGCATCAGAGCTTCCAGAGACTTGAGGTCACCGAGGAACTCCTCGACTCGTCCACGTCCATAGTCTTCACCGTCAACAGTAACAAAGCGGAGGGGGAGCCAAGGGCTCTTGTCCTTTGGAGCTTTGCCGTAGCTGTCAGGCAGGACCTTGTCATCAGCTTCCTGATACCAGGACCAACCCTTGGAGGTCAGCTTGACGCAGGTGTAAACGTCCACGTCTTTCTCAAACTTGCTGCCGACACTAGAGTCAACAACAGACATCTGCTTAGGGTTCTCAAACTCAGGACCCAGCAGCTTGCGGTTCACACGTTCTCGTGTGACAATTTCAGTGAGGTTACCGTTACCATCTCGCTCCACAACGTAGCGGTTCAGGGGGTACATCTTCATACCGTCCTTGCTCATGTAGAGCAGGGCGTTACCAGTGACCACCAGATGCTTGATTGCAGAGAAGATCTGAACACGATCAGTAGAAGCAGCAATGCTTTCCATGATCATACGTTCGATCTTTGCAAAGCTTAGATCCAGTTCACTCTTTGCTTCAGCAGGGATCTCAACTCCGAGCTTGGAGTCATCCAGCTGGAGCTTGAAGAACGAGGTAGAGGGAGGGAGGAGACCGAGCATCAGTTTAGATGCCAGGGTCACAACTCCTTTCGCACCTACCGATTGCCAAGGAGTCTTGAACCGAGTGTGATCGGTTGTCGTCTCCTCGTGCATCAGCAGAGTAGGGATCGTAAGCTTAGAGCACTCAAGTGCAATGTCGAGAAAGGCGGTACGGCCACTGGTCAGTTCATGATACCGTTGCCGTGCGCTTTTCATCAGCTACCACCACCAATGTTAAGACCTTGACCTGGAGCAGTTTGCAGAGATGCAGTGCCAGTACGCATGCGCTCTTTCTTCTTAGCGCCTGTGTCTTTCTTTTTCAGGGTAGCTTTCTCTTGCGTAGCCTGCTCAGGAGCAGGGGTAGCAGCAGGAGGCTTGGTCGGTTCAAGTTTCTGGACAGGTGCTGGAGCTGGAGGCGGCGTAGGCGGAGCTACGTCTGGCATTTTTTGTCGTCCACCAAAACACATAGTTAATCCTGGGATAATTTTTCTCTCAAAAATCTAACGACCGACACCTGACCAGCACGGTAGGCAATGTCTTTTTCAGACAGCGTGTAGTCAGGGAAGGTGTCAGGGAATAGTTCGTCTAGTTCTTCTAACAGCCGATCGAACTCAGCCGTACTCAGGAAGATTGACATTAGAGTGCTCAAAAAAGGCAGGCATACGAGCACGGCGGGAAGCTACAAGCCCTTCTGCTTTGCCACTGTACAGAAGGCTGTCGGACTGCTTCAGCCAGAACTCACGGTCGAGGTATGGGTCGGTAGGGTTGGAGCCCAGGGGTTGCATGATCCAAGCTACGGTGGCTTTGCGGAGCTTGTCCAGGTTCTGGGTCACAGTGATGCCCAGCTCCCTGCAGACGAGGGAGTTAGCCGCCACGTGGACTTGCTCGTCTCGGCTGATGTCAGCGCTTACGGTGCGGCATCCTGCGTCTCCGTTCCATCGGAAGAAGGGGAGCAAGACGAAAAACACGGACCTCTCAAGCACCATGGCCTTGAGCACGGGATGCTCTGGCGCTTCGATCCAAGCCTTTTGAATGGCGTTTGCTTCGGGGATGTCTTGGAGCTTGTGTGCTTTTGCAATGTAGTCAAGAGCAAGGTCATGCTTCTCTTCGTCCTTGATGTTGGACTCAAGAAGTTCTTTGGCTTCGATGGGGAAGTCTTTCTTCAGTGCACCTTGGATGAAATCACCGACAGGGATCTCCAGGTTGCGGAGGGCAAGAGCCCGAAGCATAGCTTCTTCGGACCCTTCCTTGAATTTGCCTGCCTCCACTTGCACGGGAGTCCAGGTACGTTTACGAGCGAGAAGTTTCTGATAGGGATTCATTCAGCACAATCACATTGAGGTTCAGCAGAGTCAGTGACTTTGTCAGCCCAGAACTTCTCTACGTCAAGGTCCTCCAGTGCAGCCATGGCATCACTCTTGTCTTGAGTATCCGGCATCACTTGAAGTGAATAGTAGAGAGAAGTCTGTGGACTAGCAAGCCACTCTTCGATGAAGGATTGGTTGTAGGTCACAACGTCGCTCCAACTATTCATGGAATATCCATGCATCAGTCCTGTGTTTTGGAACAGGATCATAAGGTTATCGGCAACCTTTCGGTATGCCTCCCAGCCCACGTCAGAAGCAATCTGTACGGGACCGTAGTCAAAATGTTCTACACCAAAGGTACCGCTGTCACGGTCCACCTCCGTGGAGATGGGTGGAGCAATCTCAGGACAGGTGGTGTACCCGTCAAGGTCCTGATAACGATAGCTACACGAAGCAGTAGGGGCAATGGCGAAGGCACGTACCATGTTGTTGGCACGAGCCACAGTGGCTGCTGCCTTGATACCACGGTCAAAAGCGAGCGCAAGATCGTAGGCAGGGCAGGGGTCAAAGTCATAGTCTCCGTTGGCTACAGCCTCCAGAGCCTGACCAAACTCTCCGTAGCTTATTTCATATCGTCGGAGGAGGTTAGCCAGTCCAAGGAGTCCGAGTCCAACTTGTCTGTCGACTTCGGGTGACAGGTACTCACCAGACTGTCCAACGCCCGTCTTGCTATGGAGTGTGCACAGCTCGGACATACCTGCAACGAAAGCTTCTGGCAGGTTTGCGAGAGTACAGGCACCGAGATTAAGGTGCTGCAGCAGGCAAGTTCCACGTGAGGGCAGATAAACCTCAAGGCAGACGTTGCCGTAGATTCTGTTTCCTTTGTCATCGTATCGTACTTTGTTCAGCCAGATGTCACCCTTCTTGATGCCCGTAAGGAGCGCCTCCTTGACCTCGTCACTGGTTGTTTCCCACCAAGCTGGTGTGATATTGACACAGCGTTTGACCCAAGGTAACTCACTGCGGCTAGCAGTAATAAACTCAAGAATATCGTCGCAGTTAAGATCGAGATGACAGACTATAGCTCCGTTCTTATAATGCCCACCCCGTCGAATGATCTCATTGAGGGTGGAGTAAATCTTTGCAAAGGATACAGGACCAGAAGCGGTCAGTCCTTTGCCGTTCTCTGCACCACGGGGGCGCAGCTTGGATAGGTGAATAGCGCAGCCTGCGCCAAAACGGAGAGCGTGAGAGGAGAAGCGCCACGAGGCTTCAATACCTTCAGGACCCTCCATGCTGTCCTCAACAACGAAGACAGTGCACGAGACAGGGAGGCGAGAGTTGGGGTCATCAATCCATTGCTGTACACGTCCGGTGCGAGCGATCAAATCAGTGGACATTTGTTACGAGATCAGTGAGAGTAGGGGGTTTATAGTTTGGTCCCTTCAGGACCTTCCCGTCAGCACGACGGATGGGGGTGCCGTCCAAGCCAAGCTTAGACATGTTGGATTTGTGGACACGGTGCAAGGCTTCTTCAAGATCCCACTCCATGTTCTCTGCATACTGGAAGCATACATAGACAAGGTCAGCCAGCTCCTTCAGCTCTGCATCATAGGGCTCAGAGATGGTTGCATCAATGAATTCTCTGTACTCTTCAGCGATCAAATCCCGTTGCATAGTCCGGTTCTCCAATGAGTTCTGGATCCCATAGGAGCTGCGGAATTGAATCGCTTGATCGCCTAAGCTTTGGTTCGTGCAGTGTTGCGTGCTGGAGTTCATTTTCAAGGTAGTGGATAGCCTTTTTAAGGTCTTGAGTCTTGGTGTTATCACCCTTGAAACCGGCTCGGCAAATATATTTAATAGCATTGCCAAGATGGTAGTTGAGCTGCTGATCCCTGATGAAGTCCCAGACTTCTATGGATCCTCGGGTGTAATGAGAGGGTGATTCGGCCATAGTTTAACGAGGTTAGCGACGTTGTTACAGAGTACAAAGTTCTGCCGCTGCAGAGCAATAAATACTGTAATCAGGTCTTCCTTTGATGCTTGTGGGAGAAGGTCATCAAGCCTTCTCATCTTGAACTGTTGCTCCACTGTCAGCTCTGTCACCGGGGGTGGCGGGAGGCTGCCAAAGGATTGGTTGTCCGAGTCTTGAGTCATAGTTCTCGTACTGCAGGATCTTAGCAAGCCGAGCGTTGAGGAGAGCATCGTCGTCTGACAATCCTTTCTCTCGATAGGCTTGGCACACAGCTTCCCAGTGGAAGTCATGTTTGTCAAGGAGATCAGCAGCACGCTTGACTCCGATGCCAGGACAGCCAGGGTACCCATCAGTGGGATCACCTGCTAGTGCCTGGATCATGTGCCAAAGGTCGCCTTCCTCCTTTGTAATCTCTTCGACATCTCCTTTCATGTCCCAGTAAAGACCAGGAACCTGACGCAGATCCTTGTCAGGACTGCACAGGATAGTCTCACTTTCAGAGCCAGGCATTGTAGCATCAATGCCAAGGGAGTCATCAGCTTCAAGACCACGGCGGGTCACGGTGCTGAAGTTTTCTTTGCACCAGTTGACCAGACGTTTGTACCCCAGGGGCTTCCTGCGGTTTCGATGACCCTTGTAATCAGGGTAAATTTTTTTGCGGAAATTTTCAGCGGATGAGAAGTACAGGATAACGTTGTCATCCATCATGTCCTTCGTGAGTTTCTTGATCTCACGCTCGAACATCTTCACAACCTCTGAGAAGTTGGACTGAGCGATTATGACATCGTGTCCGAAGTCAAACTCGTACTCATTCGCTTGGGCGGACTTGTAGCCAGTGAAATCAGCGTCAATTAAAAGCATTAGTGAACTTGAGCCCAGTTGTCTCCGATCTGTGCGTCTGCATCGATGCGGATTCTGAGCTTGTAATAATCACCAGCCATAGCGGCTGATGTGGTGCAGATAGATGCAACTTCGTCAGCTACATCTGGTGGGCAGCCGAGGGCTTGTTCGTCGTGCACAAAGGCGTACCGTTCGTGCTCGATGCCCTGGAGCCTGTCATGGGTGATCAGGAGCCAACGCTTCGCCAGAACCCCGGCTGCCGACTGCAGCAGGAAGTTCAGTGCCTTGTGTGGCGAGTCAACGCTGATCTGACGACCGTCGATAGATCGTATGGCAGCATTCTCCTTCGCCTTGCGTTTGACCGCCTCAACGAGGCTCTCCAGACCAGGAATGGCGTCAAGGTATGCCTGACGTATCTCTTCACCCTTCGACTTGGCCTGCTGTTTAGTGAGCTGCGGATCGTAGCTAAGACCGATCTTCGTCGTTGACGCACCGTAGAGGAAAGCGTATGTAACAGTCTTGACCGCCCTGCGGGAGATCCCAATCTTGTCAGCATTGACCTGATGGATGTCATCATTGAGAAGGATGTCAGCGTAGCGCCCACCGTCGTACCTGGCAAGGTAGTGGGCAAATACTCGAAGCTCGATGCCAGCTAGGTCGCTGTCAACCAGTCTCCAGCCAGGTTTGGTGATGAACAGCTCACGACAGTCAGCGTCAGAACTTACCTGGGCAAGGTTCGGACGAGCATGTGCCATGCGATGTGTGGCTGCTCCGATGAAGCAGGAGTGATGAAGTCTGCCATTCTTGACCAACTTCAACCATGCGTTGTTCCCTTGGGATAACATTCCGAGCTTCTTTTGTGTTTCAAGAATGCTCAGGAATACAGACGCTTCCTCCGTGCCTATGTCCTTCAGGACTGTTTCATCAATAACTGGCTTACCAGTCTCTGTGAGCTTTGTGAACTCCCAGTTCTGAAACGTTTTGAAGTACCAGGCGATGTGGTCACGGCTACTGGGGTTGAACTCCTTGAGCCGCTGCATTTCTGCACCAGCTATGTAGCCTTGGGTCTTGTTGTCACGCTTCGGGGTGAACAGGTTGCCAGGGGCAAACGTGCAAACGCCACGAGCGCACTCTCTGAGGCTCTCCAGCTTGGTTAAAAGCTTGTTCTCTAGCTCTTGGGCCTTACGAACGTCGAAGGGCCAGCCTACGGTCTCCTGGGCTGCCATAAGCTCAGCAATGCTGTGCTCTAGCTGTACTGCCTCAGGTATTTCTGGAAGTGTTGCCATAGTTTGGTGAGAACAGCGACATCCTGGACACAATACTCTTGCATCTCAGGAGACCACTCTTTCCAGTCAGCAGTCTTGCCAAACTCCCCCTTGTAGCAGTTCAGCCGATACCCGTAGGCTTCAAGGCTGTGTGACCCATAGAGCTTTGCAGGCATCATTGCCCACTTTCTCTTGAGGTCGATGTCAAAGAGGTTGGTATGGAAGAAGCGGCTCAGGATGAGCGTGTCGATTTGGTGATGATAGTGGAAGAAGGGGTAGTGTTTCTTGAGCTGGGGCGTGTCGTATCCGATGCCGTTGTGGGCAACGATGAGGTCCGCTTGAGCCAAGATGTTAACCCCCGTAGTGATGGTCTCACACTCACCACCCTGGTCGTTGTATTGAATAACTTGACCAGAGTCGAGATCTTGTGTGACCAGACAGTGAACACGGGTGGAATCAAAGCCATCGGTTTCAATGTCGTAAGCTAGTTTCATTTGCCTGGCTTCCAGACATAGGTCTTGTCTACAAACTTAGCACGCTCCACAGCCTCCGCAGTGGGAGGGTTGGGGCGCTGCAGCATCATAGAGTATGCCAGATAGTTAGAAGTCAGTGGTGGGATCGAATTCTGCTTCAATTTCATGTTCAGTGAAGCGACAGGTAGAGAGATCATAAGTTAATTGGCACGCGACACCAACCTCGCCTGAATAGCGATTCTTAAGGACGCGCACTGTTGTGCCATTTCGTTCAGGTCCGCTCTGTTGATCTCGCTCCAGTGCGATGACTGAATCCGAGAGCTGAGCAATCGAAGCTGATCCGCGTAGCTGTCCGAGTGTGACGCGGGCTCCTTCCTCGTGGTTTGTATCATTAGACGTTCTCCGCAAGTGGGATACAAGGAACAAGGTGATCCCTGTGCGTTCAACCAGGGAGCGGAGACGAGTCATGGTGATGTCCAGCATGCGGCGCTCATCGCCGTCTAGCCCGCTGAGCAGGATGCTGAGGTGATCAAGGAATACAACACGCACCTCAAGCCCTGTGGCAAGGTACTCAATTCTGTTGTATATGACATCAGGATCAAAAGAACCAAACCCGTCGAAAAGAAAGAGATTCCACTTAGCAATAGAATCCTGATACGCCTTGGTGAGAGTAGCTCGGTCATGTTCTCCAATATGCAGGGACTGCCCAGTGGCAGCAGACATCAAGCCTAGGGCTGTACGGCGGTTGGATTCTTCCAACGCCACGTAACCGACTCTTTCTCCTTGGTTAAGAAGGTGAGTTGCAAGGTCACGACAGAAGCTGGATTTACCGATGCCAGATCCTGCAGTGATTGTTGTAAGCTCTCCCAGCCTGATCCCTCGAAGCTTTGATTGTAATCCTTGAAATGGGTACTCATGCAGGCAGGGTTCTTCTGGTGTAGTCAGGTCGTCGAGCAGTGTCTTGGCATCCACAATGCCGTCAGGACGGTATGTCTTGGCGTCCCATACAGCACGACGGATAGCCTCAGGATCCTTGGCTTGCAGCGCATCAGAAGCATCTTTGTACTTCTCCATGCGAGCGATCTTCACCTTGCCTGGTGGCAGGATCTGAGCACATTCTTCTGCAGCCTTGCGACCAGGCTCGTCGTTGTCATAGAACAGGACCACTTCTTCGTAGCCCTGCAGCAGCGGTAGGACCCGCTGGATTGCTTTCTTTGCCGCAGGTGCGCCATCAGGGAGGGACACGTGAGGCCAGGTGGGCATGGCTACAGCACCTGATGCTGCGTCCAGCTCACCCTCGTAGATGGTAATGCGTGTGCCCTTGTCAGGAACGAGATGCTGACCAAACAACTGGTGATCGACATTCTTGCCTTCCCAGTGAAAAGTCTTGTCAATGCTCTTGACCTTGGCAGCACACACCGTGCCACTGTTGTCAAAGTAATGGAAGCGCAGCACGTCCCCATCCTTGTGGATACGGTACTTGCGGCACACTTCCTCAGAGATGCCTCGCTTGGCTAAGCTGACAGGCTGTCCTTGAATCATGACGTTGGTGTAAGTGGAATGGTCTTCGCCATCTGCATGCTCGTATGCCCCGCACACGAAGCAGTAAGCATGGCCGTCATCATAACGTGCCAAGCCATCACTGCTGCCGCATGCAGGGCAAGCTTCATGACGAAGGAACTCACTCTCCTGGTTTGAGCCAGTCGAGGGGTATGTCATAGTACGGGCACCATTGGAATCCGTTCTTCTCCGCCCATGCGGCGTAGGTAGTTTTAGAGTTCTTACTAATCTTATTGTATGGCGCTTGGAAGACCAGGCGTACGTCGAGATCAGGGTTGCACTTCTTTACAGCGAGCATCTTGCGACGATCAGCTGGTTTGAAGAAGCCCTTGGTCTCAAGGTAAACGTCCCCAACCTTGAAGTCGGGGGTGTATTTAGCCTCGATGACGTAATTGAATTTGTCAGGCTCGTAGCCATATTCAACTTTGAGGTTTGTAAGAAGCTCAGCCACCTGTTCTTCCAGGCGACTACGCATTAGTCGTCAATCCCTTTCTCAATGATCTCTTCAACGATCTCACTGATAGCACGACGCATCTCGTACTTGAAGTCGTTGCGATCAGCCTTGTAGCGGACAGCAGTCAGCTCAGGCAAGTTGACGGTGATAGTCCCTTTGTAGAGACCAGTCTCGGTGTCTTTTTCGGTGGTGAAGTTAACGGTCATTAATCAGAAGTCTTCGTCGACGTTTACAGAGGAGGGGGTGGCCTCAGGATTGGGCTCAGAGAGCTTGAAGCCTCGGCTCGTACCGAACAGCTCAGCTGCCTCTTCAGCGTCCATGTCGCCGCTGTCAGAGACACCAGCACCAGTGTTCAGGCTCACGACCTGGATGGCTTTGAGCTTGAGAGAGGTACCGATGTCACCAGCAGGAAGGCAATACGGCTTCTGGATGAAGGCGAGTTTGACCTTAGAACCGCTATACAGCGGAAGGTTAGCATCAGTGATGGCAGTGCCTTCAGTGTCCACGATAACAGGTACAACCTTGTCGCCCTCCTTCCATCGGAACTTGCATTGGTACATACCTTCGCTCACCTCTTCCCAGGGTTCGGGCTTGATGGTGACACGACGTGGGTTCTTAGCTTTGCTCTTGGCCCACTCCAAGCCTCCCACACGCTCATCCTCAAGGGCATCAACGATTTCCTTGGGGAGCAGTGCAGTGAGGGTGTGACCGTACTCTGACGGTTTGAGAATAGCTTGGTAGCCATCCAGGGTTACTGGTTCTTTAGTGACGTGAGTCGCCATGATGATGGTGGAAAGTTAGCAGAAAAAATAGGTTGATTCTTCAACAACCTCAGGGTCTAGTGTTCCGACGATGGGAGGCTCTTCAGAAGCGTTAATAGCTTCTCCGAACTTAGATAGCCAGCAGTCTCGCGTGAAGATGTCCGTGTAGGTCTCTCGCACGAGTGCATTGAGTGTTCCCATGTCAGTTGCTCGGCATAGCACCGAGTCATGAATGACTGTGAATGGTCCATTGAATCTCTGAAAGGTTTCGTGGAGGATGGACGCATCCAGTGAATGTATCAGATTCGGAGCAGTACTGGACTTGTGACGGGTAGGGCAAGGGTTGCCTTCACCAACACTGACAGTAACTTTGGTAGACCCCATGAGCTGTAGCTTCATAGACTCAACCTCTTTCTTGTTCCTCTTCTGATTGACCACAAAACCAGAGGGTGTAGTCCATTCAACGTGATCAGCTCCGCTGCGGATGTACTGACCAACGTGTGTCTTGATCCAACGCATGACACGCATAGGACCAGGGACAATCGCATCCATACTCAAATAGACAGCTTCCACAACTTGAGAGATTTGTTCCTTTTCAGGTTCAAATCCTTGCTCAACCAATGCTTCCTTGATGTACCCCCATGAGGAGGATCTGGTTGCATTGTATGGAATCGTCATCACGGTGCGCTTTGTAGTTTTCCGTGTCATCCAAGGATGCATCTCAGCAGGGAGATACTTCTTGGCTTCCTCGGCTACGGCCTTGTAAGCATCAGACGGTCGATCACCAGGACAGACATTGACCAGACTAGCAGTAGATTGATCTTTAGCCAACCCGGCTAAGATTTGCAGCCCAGAGCAGGTCGCGTCGACAGCCACCATAAGTGACGTGAACTGGTGATCACACTCGATACAGCAATGGTAGTACTCATGACATGCTGCCATGAATTGCCATGGTTCTTCGACCACCTCCCATTCAGGGAGATTGCCTATGGGGTCGACAGCGACCTTTGTGATCAAGTCATGGTTATCTCTGACCCATTGGATTCGTTCATCCATGGGTGCCTTGTCAAGACCGAAGGTAGTAGCGACCTGGAAAGCCAGCCACTCTTCTGCCTCTTCATTAACAAATGACTCATCAGCAAACCTTATAAGGCTTTTACCAAAGTCTGTATCCTGAGGTGTCAGGTATGCAGGAATCGGGTACGTTCTTCCCCTGTAGTCGAACGACCAGCAGAGGTAGTACTCCTCATCCTTAAACTTCTCAGCTGCTTCCAACTGAGTTCTTGTTCTCACTGATCTCTTGAAGTTAAGTCGATCAGCATTATATGCCTCTGCCATCTCCCGTTTCCAGGCTTGTCTGGCATCAGCGTTCTCCGCAATGTCAGGAGGTTTGGGTGGTTTGAAAGACTCGCACAGTGGAATGAACTTTCCCACCCTGATGCCCTTGTCGCGGAAATGGCGAGCAACCTCCAGAACATGTTTGTTCACACGGTACTTCACCTTCTGAAGCTTGTTCAAAAACTTCAGCGGAGTGTCCCCGTGTTTTAATGTCCTATTGCCCCGACGAGTCAGTTCATGACCCCTCATCAGCTCGTTTGTGAGGTAGCCACCCATCCGCTCATTGGTCCAGTCATTGGGCTCAACAAGCATAGGCCATGGGATACCTGAGAACATCTCAGCAGTGTTGATGAGCTGGTCTCTGACCTCCATGAACTCAGGTGTAGGCACAAGTCGTGCCTCTTTCTTGCGACCTTTCTGGCTCACCTCTTTCGTGAACCATCCAGTTGTACCACAGACACGCTCAATACACCAAGCACCGAGAGCGGTTCTGGTTTTGATGTGCCATACAGGCCAGTGGATGTCTTGTCTACCAAACATAACAGAGGCAATGCTCTGCTTTTGGTGAGTACCACAAGACTCGTGGAAGTATTTGTCCTCGATGTGCTTCATCAAGCCAGGATGGTTTGCTTTATACCACCTGAACTTGCATTCAGCCTCAAGGGCAGAGCCTATGGACACCACGACATTGGTCAGCAGATCAGCATCACGCTTCATGCTAAACACCATGTCAAAGGTGATCTTCAAAGCAATGGTCGCAATCGCTAGTGGTTCCAGGTTGTCGATGTGCTCTGAGACAGGCTTGTAATACGTTCCAGCCCTTCCGTTCTTTATCTTGGACAGGTTGTCCTCGATGTCCTTGATAACGTCAGGCAGCGCGGCTGAGATACTTGCTGTTCCGTACACACTTGCTGATGCGTAGCTCTTCTCGTGCAAGCGTTGGAGAGAGGCGTGCAGCTTCTGTTTGCCGCAGCTGAGAGCTTCCTGCTCCAGCTCGATCTGTCTCTGTATCTCGGAAGGTGTCGCCATAGGCTAGGAAAAGGGAGTATTGCTCAGCGTCGAGCGATTCAATGTGGCTAAGGGTCAGGTCAAACGTCATAGATTTTGCACTGCGGATCATTTGGATACAGCTTGCAATACGATTCCATATCACTGATTGCAAGGTCGCTGATATAGAACGAAGGCTCACCATCCATGTATTGAACGTCAAGCTTGCCCATGGCAGCGAGAAGAATCAAGAGAGTCTTGTCTTCCCTGATGTCGTGGGTGTAGTGGTCAACCTCGCCTGTATCATAGTCGACGAAGTATCCGTGGCTGCTGAGTAGATCAGCTAGATCAGAGGGATTCAGGGCCATCTGTAGGGAAGGGAACGGACATTGTATTTTCAGTAAGGATGAGCAGATCATCCTCATTCTCCAGGCACTTGTTCACAAACTTGCGAGCAGCATGTACGGAACGATATGCCTTCTCTGTGATCTTACCCGATTCAGACTGTGATCTGATAATACAGACGTAAGCCTCAGGCAGATCCCACATGTCAGCGGCTTCAAAGCCGTCATCAATGGTGTAGTCAGTTGGTTCGTCTGTTGCATCCCAAAGCATGATCTCAGCGATGCGATTGCCGAAGGGATCAGGTTTTGCCATATGCTATAAAAGTCTCATTTTGTGAGTAGCAGGTGCGTGTCTGTTGCTGTGTGCAACCGCTGTGATTACGGAGAGCACGGTCATTGATACCAAGAGCCCACACAGGGCAGCTGGAAGCTCCTTACGTAGCAGGTTCATCCTTGTCAGTGGATAGGGATTTGGCTGCATCAACGAGGCGTTGAAACAGTTTGTGGTGTGGCACAACGGTCACTTCCACATCTGGATCGTACCGGATCCACCACTGGTTGTGTAGAGCATCAATGAGAATGTTTAGATCTTCTTCAGAAAGTTGCAGCTGTTTGCGTTTCATGGCGCTTGATGATGGTGGAAAATGTGGGGTGCAGCCGCTCGCGCGCTGACACTGCTCTGGCCGCCCCACAGCGGCGAGTAACGGATCATGCTCCGAATAGTGAACATGAAGAAGCCCCAGGAGGTTTCTCACGCCTCCTGAGGCCGATTCCCTTGATCTAACAATGCGTGAGGGTCCGCAGCTGATCAAATCGTGCTGTGATGGAAGACCCTGTGAGGATAGCACGCTAGCACCATGGCTGACTTGCTACGGAAGCCCTTGTGACGCCAACGCTGAATCTGATTGAACTCAACTTTGTTGACGTACACTGTGCGGCGTCTCCATACATACTCAGACCCTGGAAGGCCAGGGACCTGAACAGTGACGGTGTGGGAAGGTTTACGCATTGGTGGATTGCTCCTCAGCTTCGAGTTTAGCCTTGATCTCCTCCTCTCGGTTGTTTTGGAGAGCAGAAGTCACCTTGATTTTGTCCTTGACCACTTCGATCATGGACTGAGCGTTGCTGCAAGCAATCGCAGCTTCGACCATACCATCGAAGCATAGATCCTGAGCGCCACTCCAAGACCAGAAGTGGGTCTCCTGATCTGCACCTGTGCACTCGAGTAGCGCCTCGTCGTGATCGCTCCCCTCACATAGACCCATTTTGTCCATGGCGAGGTCTTCCAGTTTGTCGAACTGAATGATCTTGCGGATGGCTGCACGCTGCTTTTGTTTGTACTCACTGCATTCCTTGTGGTACTCACGGATGCGATCCATAAGTTCCTTCCATTTGGCATCATTGCGTGACACCTCGTAGACCTGTTGGTAGTTGATCGTCATGGCAGTTTGGCTGCTGCTGATGATGGTGGAAAAGGGAAGGAGAGCGGATCCCCTTAGAGAGCCACCGACCCACCACAGGCGCTGGCTCAGTAAGGAGATCCATCTCATCCTATCATGATTCGTAGAGGGAGAACCTACGATCGGCACGCTGCAGCCTGTGAATCAGTTTGCAGTGTTGCCTACGGTCTGAGTCTTCCCAAGCTGACAGGCTCAGTGGTTCGTGGACAGACTGGACAGCATCCAGCAGCCGCTTGATCTCACGATGGTTCAGCTTAAGAACCGTGGTTTCTTTGGTGCCTGGCTTGGTGTCGATCATGATACAGCGGCGTTAACTTTCTTGGCTTGGGTGCCATGGGCCAGGAAGGCTACGATGCAGCCTCGATCGGCCTTGGAGCAGAGTTGACAGTCAGCACATGCCACGTCCGATCGTGTCTGCGCTGGACAGACCACCACGCGATTTCCAGCAGGGCTCCGCTTCGGAACGGGTTGGTCATTCCGAACGACCGTAACGGCAGGTAAGCCCAAGGACATGGCATGGTCAGCCCGATCAAGCGATTCCGTCGACGCGTTGATAGTAAAACCCTGACGGTTACTACGCGTGAGCATTGAAACGTTCTCGGGTGTGAGCGTGTGATGGGTGTAAGTGAATCCCCGTCTGCCAGTGTTCGCCACAACAAGGTGAGCCAGTGCAGCATGATCAATGACTCCATTGTGGTGTAGGAGATCTCCGGCCTGATTGTGCCTCCAAAGCTGGTGTTCGGGTAACGACTGGACAAAGTCGCATAGACCCTGCCAGTCTGTACCGCGTTCGCCAGAGCTGACCTTCCGCCAATGCAAGGCGAGAGGCCCTGACTTGGCGTAGCATCCAGCGTTGATGAAAGGGCATGATGGTGGACATGATGCGGATTCTGTTGTTGTAACAGGGATTGGGCCAGTCTTCTTGTTTGAAGACTTGCGGGTGATGTGTACTCTCATAGTGTATCGAGCAACACAGAGAGTATAACAGAGCCAATGCCTGCCATCAATAGCAGGATGGACACTGAAGGAATTGTACTACAGCCAGCTGCCACGATCATGACAATGGCAATGAAACTTAGCACTGACATGGTGTGACCTCCAGTTCAAGTTTGCGGTAGTAGAAGCCACGTTCAAGGGCAGAGAGCCCCTGAGGTGATGCGGCATTGAAGCCAACAGCCTTAGCGTTGGCGATGATCTCAGCACTGCGGCGTGCACCAGCAGCGTAATCGGAGCGGACGCGTGGTTCAGCCATGGTAACGATCAGCAGCATAATACAGCGGCTTGATCTTCTTAACTGTGATGTCGCCCTTGACCCTGACGGGACGAAAGCGGCGCACATAGATCTTACCATGACGTTCAAGGTCAGACAGCACGGACTTGGTGCCCCAGCTGTGATGGCTCTTAAGAGTGGCGTCATTGATCATGAACAGCTGATGACCTGGATTCTGCCTGATGTACCGCAGCACGGCACGCTCAGCGAGGTTCAGGCTCAGCCGTGACAAGACACGGGAAAGCATGTTGTGGTGGGTGAACGGTTGAGAGTGTACCTGACAGAGCGAGTCGATGTCAAGTGATTGATCAGAACTGAGTGATCCGGTGGCGTTCCGGGTCTCGTGCCCTGATGTGGTGAATGGTAGACCCTGACGGCGCAGGTTCTGGGTTGGTGTATGCCAGTGTGCCGACTGGCTGCGGTTGGTGTGGTGTCTGCCAGAGCGAGTCAATGGCTGACGTATCCAGAAGGGTTGACCGGTGGCGTTCCGGTTCCCTCGCTTGGATGAACCCAAGGTAGACCCCAGACCCCCACCCTGTCGCCCTCCCTTGTGCCAGTGCGTCAGGTGGTCGCGTACAGATGTGGTGAGATACACGATCGGGCGCACGCGCGCGTTACCTATCCGTGCCGTAGGGGTGCCGAATGTGTGCCAGCCGCAGAATCGTACACCGGCAAGGGGGGATCGCCCCGACGCCAGCGTATATAATAGGCTTAACAAATTTCTGCCAAAATTTAAGGGGTCCTGAGGATCCAGACGATAGAAATACCGACCAGAACCAGCAGAACCAGGATCATAACGACTACGGACCACACAATCATGCCCACATAGCCTCATAAATAGCAGGACACTCCTTCTCAATCACATCTTTGACTGCCTCAGCAATCGTACGATGCTCTAATTGCGTCTCAGGACCGCCTCTAAGGTCTGCGTAATGCATCCAAGACCTCAGAGTACCATTCATGTACAGAGTCGTCTCAGAACCCAAGGGAAGGACCTCTCGTGCACACTCTTTTGCTACTCCAGACTCCAGGAGACTGTCATAAAGGGCGTAAGCAGAAGCATAATGCTCTTGGATCTGATCTGACCAAGCATACTGCTCAGCCAACGGAATGTCATCAATACTGTTCTGCCTATTTTTAACATCCTGTCTGCGAAGAAGAGGAGGCTTTGGTATAGACTGTACTTCTGCATACCGTTGTGAAAACTCTTGAAAAGAGAATGATCTGTGTCGTAGGATTTGAGCACTGATTGCTCTGGTTGTTTTGATCTCTAGAACCATATTCACCATCTCAAAAGGAGACCAGTGTTTATGTTTAATGAGATACCGAAGGAGACGAGGTGCTGTCTCTTTGCTGTGTTGGTTAGCAGGGTTAGATACACGTGCACAATAGGCTACGAGATCTTCTGCGTCAGGGGTAATGGAAATAAGTTTAGCGGTGTGCATACATGAAGATACATGATATATGTGATGCTTCTAGTAGTCTTACTAGAGTAGGTAGAAGAAGACAAAATGGTTCGGACTTCGTCCTCACCTCATTTTGGAAAAGAAGAGGAAGATTGTGTCTTCCCCTTCCTTTGACCGCTTTTTCCACACACGAGGGCACCACTCCCCGTGTATTAATGTCCTATTGGACGGAAACCCAGGTAGGGACTGAGTTTTTAGTTTTACCTCTAGCTTCTTGTCTTTGTTTGTATGTCATGCCTAGAACCATGTGGTTAGCAGCTGATTGTGGGTCATCTTTCCACGCTTGTTCTAGATCTTTCCATTCTTCAAATTTACGTTTGGCAATTTCTTGGTTGGCTGAGATTGCCATTGCGTCGGTGAAGTATTTAACTCCTTGGGCAAGGCTATCGAGTCTGTCATCGTGTTTAACGGCACCTTTTTCTCTACACATTCTAGAGAATTGGTAGAAGAGCATGTAGAGAAGACGTTCCTCAGGAGGCGCATCTTTGTTGCTGTTATAATCCCAGTCAATAAGCCCTCTGTCAATAACCAAACGATGCTGATTAAGGACAGGCTCCAAAGCGTCAATAATGCGATCTTCTTTTCTGACATTAGCACGTACCTCTTCTACGTCGATGTTTTGTTTGGTTTGGATTAGGTGTTTTTTGAACAGTTCTGCTACGATGCCGTCGCCAAAGTTTGTCTCAATTAAGAGCTTAGAGACTTTGTATTTACGACACCCTCTCAGAATGTCCAGGAGTGTGTTGTCTGAGTATCCGTCTCTGTAAGCACGCATTTCGTGCACGTACAGGAAACCGTTGCGTTGGGAGATATAAGTTGCTGCTGTTTCATCTGAGCCACGACCCGATGGGTCAATAGAGCAGATTGTCTCAGAGTAATCATCCCATTGCCCCTGGAGCTGCATTGGACGGTAGAAATAATCTCCAGGTAGTCCAACAGTTGGGGCTTCTTTGATAACGTTTTGGGGGTCGCTACACCATACAATGGACTCAGGAGCAGTGGTAGGGTTAACGCTGGTGACAATAAGATCAGCCATTTTAAGCGGGAACTTTTCGGCGTCACTGAGAGTCGTGTCCAACATGAACTGCAGCATGAAGTTGCTGCGTCCCATTGCTGCTTCACGTTCGATAAGATCTTCATCACTAAAGCGGTCAGGATCAGTTACTTCCCAAGATTGTGCACCGTTTTCAATGTCTTCTACAAGCTGTGGAGCTAAGAGACCTTCGTAGTTTGCTAATTTCTTGGGATAGCGGGAGGGCCAAACAAACGGTCTGTAGTTACGTTCTGCTAGCTTACGGTAGATGGTAAACGTAGTTTGGGGAGTACCCAGGAACATAATACGGCTGTCTGGGTTTGGTGTCAGGATTGATTCGGTTTCTGTACAGAGTTGCAGTAGCTTCTCCCTCATCAATTCTGTCATTGAGTTGCCAGGAACCTCTACGTCGTCTAGAATCATAAGGTCAGCACGGCTACCAGTAAGCTGACCAGTAATGCCGACAGACTTAACTGAAGGAGCTTGGTGAGGTTTAGCTGGTCCCACGTCGAATGAGACCCTCGACCATCTTTGGTCATCTGATTTAGGTTTGAGGTGTGCAAGCCAAGGAACTTCTAGCACAAGCCGCTGACAGAAGATGGAAAACGAGTCTGCTCTATCCTTAGATGCAGATACCACCATAATTTTCTTGTCAGGGTTATTGTAGAGCGTCCACAGCACAAATGCTGCTGTAATCCAGCTCTTACCCACCCCACGAAACGCCTGAATTTGTAGACGTTTGGGTCCTTGCTGTAGGTATTCTGCAATGCACAGTTGTGCACGGGTTGGTTGGGGAAGTTTGAGGTGTGCCCAGATTGCGGTAAGAAAATACCGAAAGTCTGCCTGAAGATTATTCTGTAAGTCGTCTGTATGCATGCTAGAAGGGGCTAGAAGGGGCCTCTAAGGCACTCCTGGTGGGAATGTACCTTAGAGGCTTTTTAGGGGCCTTAGCGGCGGCCTCCGCGCCGTGCTTTACGACGCTCAGCTGCAGTCAGCCGAGGACGCCGAGGAGTGCTAGGGGCGCTGGTACGGTTAGTAACACCAGAACGGCGTGCAAATGCACGACCGCCCTGACCAGTCCTAGGTCTAGTTTTAGAGCGACCGCTTACACGACCAGTCACTCCACTGCGGGTTTGACGGCCACGACCGCCTTGACCGCCACCGCTAGGCTTGGGCTTGTCCAGAGCATCACCAGTGTACTGGCTAGAAGAACTCATAAAACGAGAGTCTTTAGCGGGAGGCTTGCCCTTGACTTTGGGTTTAGTTGTGTTGCCACCCTTAGCAACAGGCTTACGTGCAGCTTTTGCTGCAGCGCGGAAGGTTTCAACGTTAGCTCCACGCTGAGCGGGAGTCATTGCGCTATACTTTTTCTTCATCTCGGCAAGAGTCATGCCAGCGAAGGGATTCTTTTTCTTGGTGTTGCGGGATTCAGCCAAGTAGCTAGCGCCAGTGCGAGTAGATTTTGCCATTTGTGTTAGTTGATGTGATCGATAATACGTTGTTCTCTGTCGGGATGCAGCCCATATTTAGCACGCATCCAGTTTAACCAATTGTCGCTACCTTTGTCCTGATTACAATGGGTACAGGCTGGTACCAAGTTGCTCGTGAGATCTTCTCCACCCAGAGACTTAGGGTGAACGTGGTCAAGAGTAAGTTCATGTAATTCATAAGTTTCTCCACAATAAACGCATTGACATTTGAAGTGCTCTTTGATTGCACGCCTCCATAGGCGCTTAGCTTCTGGGGATGTCATGGTTATTAGGTTGTATAAGTAATGATCAGGAGTAGGTAGCAGAGGAGTCATCTGATTGTCAGCTTGCTCCGGTTTCTAGCTCGGTTTTTGGACGGGTCCTCGCGGACGAACGTGCCTTTCGTGGTTTTGGAGAAGTCTTTGCCTCCTTTACCGTAGACTCCGGCTTGGCGACGGGCTTTGTTGTGCTCTGCGCGGTAGTCTTTGCGGTCTTCGCGTTTGTTAATTTGCCGATTCGTTGCGTTTTTATGGGCTCTAGCGGCTGCATTGTCGCGGTAATTCTTCGCACTTTTGCGTAGCTGGTTGTAGGGTTTCTTTTTAGGAGCCATTAGCGTCTTACTGCCTTTTGTACTTCATCAAAATTGATGGTTGGCATAATATCAGCAAGGCCGCTGAGAGCAGAACCCTCAACGGCCACACCAGTGATGTCATTTTTGGACAACCAGTCACAAGCTGCTTTTAGGTCTTGTGTGGTTGCTTCGCCAGACTTGATTCGCGCTAAGAACTCCTCTGTGATAAGGTTGTGAAGCTCGTTAAATGAGTCCTCACTTGCTCTTTTCTTGCTCATTTTTAGATTTTACGGACACGATAGGTACAACATCGTGACACAACACCTCAACACGGCTGCCAGGTCTAAACTGGAACCCAGCTTTCATGATTTCAGTGCACTTAAGAGCACGAACTAGCTCGTAATCCAAGCGAAGTTTCTGTTCATGCTTTCTGGCTATGCTTTTACACAGCTCAATCATGCTGCCATCAAGGGGTACACTAAAGTTAATCTGCATACCAAAGTTATTGTTGCGGACATACCCCGTATCTTCGTACGGAATAGTGTCATTGCCCATGTAAAACGGGCTAAGTTGCATAGTTGCACCATTGCAGCTAACGTTGTTAGCAAAGTATTGGCGAGATGGTGCCCCGTTGTTTTGGAATTGAACGGCTTGATTGGTCACATTGCCTGTAGCTGCTGCCACAGGGTTTGAGCTGTTCTGAACTGTAGGGTCTTCAGCAGCAAACGCAGGGCTTACTGAGAGAAGACAGACAGTGAGGTAGTGGTAGAGGTTGACTCGATGAGTTCTTCGATTACGATGTTCTCCACTACTCCCGCATCCCGAACGACAGTCTCCAGTTGAAACTGCTCGCCCGCGTTGGTTACGGAATAGGTTGTGGAGTCGCTCAAAATATCCCCACTGGGGGTTACGTTGGTTCCAGACCATGATTTGTAATCGCCACCATAGATGTTGGTCTCGATAGTACGATCAATATCTACAGTGGTAGTAGTAGTGGATTGCATGCTGCCCTGTGTAAAGTTGGGCGTGACTTGTTGAGCTGCAGCGGGGCTAGCTAGAAAGAGAAGGAGTAGTAGCTTTTTCATGTGTCTTTCTTGGGTTCGTTTGATTTGTTGCTTCTGTTGTTAGACGTGTTGAGTCCAAACGTAGCGAGAGCGCCTGTAAAGACGCTAGCAACAAAGGTAATGTCACCACCGCTTTGACCTTTTTTAATCATAGGGATGTCGACATAGTTAAGAGTGATAATAAAACCACTCCAAACAACGACACCAAGCCGAACAAAGGTTGCTAAGAACTCAATCTCTTCGTGATGCTCTTTCAACTTTTTAAGGATTGGTCTTTTTTCTTGGTTAGTTTGCTCCATGTTTGTTTGAATACAGGTTTAAGAACCATTACGATGTACTTGAACAAAGACGTAGCAGTCAAAGTGGCAGCAACACTGATAAACGCTGTGGTGGCTGCAGTGGTCATAATAGTTGTGGTCGGCATCGGGACTTCAATGTCCGTAAATGGGATTTCAACTATCTGTGCCTCTGGTGGAAGGCTTTTGGTTTTGTCAGGAGCTTTATCCTGGTTCTCACCCTTAACACCCGGTGGGGGCTTGAGGTCGCTAGGAGGCACCACAAGGGGCTTGTAGCTAGGTAGCTGAGCCCTTGGTACCTCCAGGACCGCTTGGGGCAGCTCAGGGGCTGCTGGAAGGGTTAGAGAGGGGAGAAGCGGAGGATCACTCCAGGGGTCCACCGAACAAACCGCGTTCGATAAACTTGACGGCTTCGTCGTCTACAGTATTGTCAGTAGATTCTGCCAGCTTTTTCAGCAGGTCAACAATAAGCCGTTTGACTTGGTCTGAGTTAATAAATGAAAACAGAAGTGGGCGGATAAGGGTGATCATG